TAGTTGAGGTAAGGCTGCAAGACGGTGAGCTATGGGTAAAGGAACTAATATACGAGACTGGGCTAACTAACAGAGATATAAGCGATAGAATGGAGGCTTTAGGTATAAGCAAAGGAGCTTTAATAGTAGCAGATAGTGCCGAGCCTAAGAGTATCGAGGAGCTGAGGCGGTTACGTTGGACAATAGATGGAGTTAAAAAGGGAGCAGATAGTATAATGTTTGGAATTAATCTACTCAAAGGTTACTCAATTAACGTACATTCGAGCAGTAAAAATTTAATAAAAGAGCTTGAGCAGTATAAATGGAAGGTAGACCGAAACGGAGATAGTCTTAACGTCCCGATAGATGGCTATAATCACGCTATCGATGCTCTAAGGTATTTAATAATGCACAAATTCAGTAAGAAAGGTTATGGAACATACAAGGTTATCTAAAATGACGGTAGGACAATACCAGCTACTTAACGAGATAGATGGAGAGCTTCCAGTAATGGAGCAGAATATCTACGCAGTAGCAGCGATAAAGGATATAACCTACGAGGAGGCAAGTAAGGTTAAGCTAAAAGACTTTGCGGTAATGATAGCCGAGCTGGGAGAGTTCAATATTAAGCAACTGGAGAAGCTAAAAATTAATAGTAGGGTAATACTTAACGGAAGCGTTTACCATATTGAACACAAACCCGAGAAGCTAACAAGCGGTCAGCTATTAGATATAATCAATATCAGAAGCAAATACCAGGGTGAAGGGGTTAAGGTTATGGATTTACTTTTAGCAGCTATAAGCAAGCCTGAAGGCAAAAACTACGGAGACGATAACTTAACATTAAACGAGCGAGCCGCTTTGATTAGGTCAACAGAATTAGACAAGGTATGGAATATCTTTGTTTTTTTTTGGAATCTTTGGAACGATTACTTGAGCAATACAGAGGACTCTTTGAGCAAGTGGATGAAGGACACTCTGAAGATGACGCGGGAGATTTTGGACAACGATGGGGACTCTTTAGCATAATAGACGCTATGGCTAAACTTCATAACATAAGCATAGAGCAGACAACCAAACTCGGAGCGATTGAGTTTTTAAATTGGTGGGCTTATATGGTAGAGAAAGCTAATCACGAGAAGAATGCAAAATAAATTATACGCTAATTTAGATAAGTACTGGCAAACGGTTGTCGATGACTTAGTGCAATCGTTAAAAGACGTAGGCAGATACGCAAGCGGTAATACTGCTCAGGCAATAGGAGACGGCAACGCTCAACCCGTAGCAATAACTGCAAACGGCTTTAAAATTACAATAGCTATGCCTAATTATTACGAGTACTTAGACGAGGGCGTAAGCGGAGCTAAAAATAATACTGGAATATCGAGGTTCAAATACACTAATAAAATGCCACCTATAAAAGCTATACGCAAGTTTATGCTTAATAGAGGTATAAACGCTCCAAGGTCAAGCAATACTAAATCAGGTAAACGCCAAGACGCTGAGAAGATACGCAACGGAATAGCCTTTGCAATAGCTCGCAGTATTTTTAACAACGGTACAAAGCGAACCGACTTTTATACTAACGTTATAAACGATAAAAAATTAATAGCCTTCGAGCAGATGCTTTTAGCTCAGTATAGCAATTATGTTATCGAGCTAATTAAAATAGTTTAATTATATTTGCATTGGAATATTTATTAATCATTTATAAAGGACTCGGGATGCAACCTAATGAGTCCTTTTTTATTTTTAGGCGTATATAGTTATAATGGCTATTACCATCCAAGACCAACCGACCACAACTTACGTACTCCCAGCTTTTGCACCTATAGAGTATTTATTAAGCTCAACTAATACGGCTCAACCTGGCTTTAAAATAGTATGCAAGGTATATCTAAACCCAAGCGGGGCTAATACACTTGTAAGCACTCAGCAAATAAGCGTAAGACCTTTGACTACTCAAGCTATACTAAGCATCCAGGATATAGTTAAATCTTTTGTGCCTATTACTTACTCAGTACCTAACGGAGATACCGTAGGGCTTATAAGCGATACTTTAAACGAATTTAAGGTAACCTTTCAGGAGTACTACGATAGTGCCTTACAAGGCTCGATAGTGGCTTCTAATATAATAAGCTCTTACGCTGCTTCGCCTAAGTATATTCAGTTCGCGTCTAACGAGTGGCAAGACTACCAATTAGCGACGAGTGCAATAGAAAAAAACCTACTGAGTAATTTCAGTAATACTATACCAGTTATAAACGCTTTTAGCGGTGCTAACAATTGGTTAAAGGTAAAGACCGACCAAAAGACTCAGATACAATGGCTGCAAAGTGGAGCAAGTGCAAACTTTAGGGTATGGCTTAAAACCTTAGACGCCTCTTTTAATCAAATCTCTTTAAGTCAATTAGACCTAACCACTACTGCAAAGGGTTATTTTGCTTTAGATATAGGCAGACAAGAAGCTGGCTCGCATAGTTGGGACACTCCGATAGTTTGGACAAACGCCAAATACTACGCAGTAGCAATATATGACGAGTCTACTTTAGAGCTTATATCTAATGCCTATCTATACGAGTTAGATGACTGCAATACTAACTATACACCTTTTGAGCTGCATTGGCTTAATCGTTGGGGCGGGTTCGATAGCTTTGTATTTGATGGCAAGAGCAACCAAACTACTGAGGTAAATAAAACCTTTGCTAAATACTCGCCCGATAGGATAAGCGGAACCAGTTTAAACTACTCTACCTCTGCACAACGTACGAGAGCATTTAATACGGCTACAAGCGAGAGTTATAGTCTTAATAGTAGATTACTCCAAGACTTCGAAATAAGCGGCTTAGAAGACCTCGTAACGAGTCCCGAAGTTTATTGGAGAAGCGAAGCTGGATTTGTAAGCGTAAACGTAAGCGGAAACACCTACCAACACGCCAAAAGCGAAAACGGATTAGTGTATAGTTTAGCTTTGGATATGACGATTGAAAACTCAGACGAGAGACAATGGTAATAGAGCATATAATAGCGGGTTACTCTATACCGCATAACGAAGGGGCGATACCGCTAACTAAAGAGGCATACGATGTAAATAATCCGCAGAAGAGGCTATCGGATTACTCTAAGACTATTACTATTCCCGAGGGTAAATTAGTTAACCAAATATTCGAACACGCTTTCGACGTTAACGTAGATTTTTTAACCTTTAACCCTAACCTAAAAACAAGCTACCAGATACTACAAGACGGGGTATTAGTTATTGACGGGTACTGCCAACTATTAGCGATTAAAGACGTAGACGGCTTAGTAACTTACGAGATAGCTGCAACGGGTAAGGTCGGCAACCTATTCGAGAAGATAAAGGATAAATACCTACAAGACTTAGACCTATCCGCATTAGACCATACCTGGAGCCAAGCTAACGTAGTAGATAGTTGGACTGCTCCAATAGGAGAGGGTTACGTTTATCCTATGATTGACATAGGTGGGCGTAGTAGGTACGATAATTGGAAGGTGCAAGACTTCAAGCCCGCTATTTACTTAAAGCAATATTTAGACTCTATACTCTCTGAGGCTGGCTATACTTACGATAGCACCTTTTTAAATACTACCTTATTTAAAAGCCTGATAGTACCATACGCAAGCGGTAAGATACTACTCGATAACGCTGCTATACTCTGCAAGGAGTTTAACGTAGAGAGAACAACCAACCAAAGCGTACAATGTCAAAGTATAACTAATCCAGCTAATTTAGGAGATAGTATTTTAGTATTTGACAAAGCGGACTTTATCTCTGATTACTATGCTCGAGTAATAGCGGACGGTGGAGTATTAGAGAACCAATCTTGTTTAGAAGCTGAGTTCCCTAATGAATACTTTAATACTTGCGAGGACGAGTATAGCTCTACAACTGGAATTTATACCGCTGGCTCTAATAACAAAATAAGTTTACAAGGCTCGCTAAACTTTGATTTGCTCTATACAGAAAGTAGCACAAACACTACTACATATTTAAACGATTTATATAACGGTATTTATTCAGTTCAAGACGATTTTAGAGCTTACGTTTATTGCTATGTGGTTTTAAATAGAGGTGGCGTTTATAGCATAATACAAACTTTGCAGTTTGATATAACTCAAGCGGCAAAAGACAACCCTTTAACCGCTCCGACTTCTGTAATACCTAATAACTCAGCTACGTTTAAAACTGGCGAATTAGATTTACAAGAAAATGACGAGGTGTTTATTTCTGTCGGTGGAATACTTTACTCAGGTCATTTAATTATAGACACTCCTTCGGGAGCTTTTGACGGCTATTTGTCGCAAACCAATTTTGAAGATTTTAATTTTGTTTTAAAAGCTGACGCTACATTAGGGTCTAAGTATTTAGAGACTGAGCTTGCGTTAGGCGATACTATTACTACGCGTATAGTAATACCTAAACAGATTAAACAAGTAGATTTACTGAGTAGCATAATAAAGCGATTTAATCTTTATATCGACTACGACCCACTTAATGAAAACAACTTAATAATCGAAACAAGAGAAGACTATTTAACATCCGATAAAGTAGACATAGAGCAGATAGTAGATAGGTCAAGAGATTACTTAATTAAGCCTTTAGGAGCGTTAGATGCTGGTAGGTTTATATTCACAGACCAAGAAGATAAAGACTCGTTAAACGATACCTATAAAAAGGTTTACGATGAGACTTACGGACAAGTAATAATAGACGTAGATAACGACTTCATAACTACGGATAAAACAATAGGTACTATATTCGCACCTACTCCGCTTTACTCGGTAGAGAATAACGATAGAGTTATATCTGCGATGCTATTTGTAGACGATAACGGTAAAGTAACTGAGGCGACCGCTAAAATTAGGCTGCTATATTGGGGAGGGTTACTACCAACGCAAAAGCCTTGGAGGTTAGGGCTTGACTTATTTATCAATAATCAGAGCTTTTACCCTTACGCTGGGCATTTAGATAACCCTTACAATCCTACCTTCGACCTTAACTGGGGCGTACCTAAGCAATTATACTATAACTTTAACTACGGCAAGGTTTACACTCTCAACTATCCGAATACTAATTGCTATAATTTCTTTTGGAAGCGTTACATAGACGAGATTACGGATAAAAATAGTAAAATACTCGAATGCTATTTAGCTCTGAGACCTTACGACTATAACGAGCTTTCCTTTCGTAAAAACTACTATATTGACGGTAGCTACTGGAGACTATTAAGCGTAGTAGATTACGACGCTACAAGCGGACAAACTACTAAATGTAGCTTTTTAAAGGTAGAGCCAAAGGCAGCGTTTGTAGGAGATATAAAACCAGTATACGGAGGTACTGGAACGTTTG